CTTTCCAAAATGTTTCAAATCGTTCATCGGATTTCGATTCTTTTAAAACATCGTCGCCACCATTGGGGGCTATAGGGGGGATTGGATTCGGATTGGATTGGATTGGATTACGTATTGGATTGGATTGGATTACGGTAACATCTGAAGTCATCTGATTGCATATGATATCAAATGATATCCGATTGCTTTTATCATCGCCGGGCAATGGGTACTTTGGACGCTTTGCTCTAATCTGCTGGTGCCGCTCCCAGCTTGACATTTTTAAGTATTGATGGTCTGAATTTTCATAGAAAAATATCATTTGTTGCGCTTCAAGTTCGGTTAACCATGATATCAATTGATTGTCTGTGATATCAGATGATTTCAACGGAAAGCATTTGCTTTTTATAATTGGTAATCGTGCATCAAGCGTTCCAAAATCGTCACAATTTACAATCAATCGGTAAAATAGTCTTTCCGCGTCAATGGTCAATTTGTCTATACTGTCGCTTGTGCATATTGACTCTTTAATTATCCTGTTAGGCAATTTATCACCTTGCTTTCACACTTTAACACACTAAAAAGGTAAATCATCGTCCGATGGTATTTCCTCAAAATCTCCGGTATCTTGTGCATATCTCGGCGCTGGCTGTTCAACATCTGCTCTCTGATTTCCAACGTTATCTCGCTTCGATTCAGCAAAGTGCACGTTATCCGCGACAATTTCAAAAGCTTTGCGCTTATTGCCATCTTTGTCGGTATAACTGCGCGTCTGAATTGAACCTTGAACGGCTACCAACTGCCCCTTGCGAAAGTATTTGCAGACAAAATCAGCGGTATTTCTCCAAGCGACGATATCCACAAAATCAGCTTGACGGTCTGCACCGGATTTCACGTAGGAGCGGTCAACTGCGATTGTGAAGCTGGTGACTGATATATCGTTTGTGGTGTGACGGAGTTCGGGGTCGGCGGTTAATCTGCCCATTAATACGGCTACATTAAGCAAAATAAATCATCCTTTCAAGCAAAAAGCGTAATATCGTCTCTATCATTGCGAACCGGTAAAATTATTCCAATAGTTACTCCATGATCTTGGACTGCAGCCGGTTCAATCGGGCTGGTCCCTTTTAAGCTAATTTCAGACGGGAAAGTATCAAATAAACTTTTATTAAACCAAATTGTGAATGGGGTATCTCCTTTTGACACAAATGGAATAATTGCTTCTCGATTCTTCTGATATTTGACTAATCCAGTTTGAAAAAGGTCTGTCCCAGCTTCGGCTTTTTGAATAATTTCTGCCAAATTTCCCGGAAACGGTTTGAATATTGCAGGATTCAATTCCATTTCGTTTTCAGGTATTTTATGTACGCACCGATTATCAATTAGCCAATAAATCTTATCTTCCTTTACAAATGAAATATGGGAATCTCCTTCACGGAATAATTTACGGTAATGGTCTAATGCTTTATAAAAGTTTTTCATTGCTCATTCTCCTTTTACGTGCCAAATGCGGCACAAATAATCGTCTAATTTGATTCCAAAAACGTGATAATTCTCGCAAAACGTGTCTTTACCGATGGTATGAATTTCGGTGTGGTGAATGCGGCAGAGGGGCAATACTCTCATACCTTTGTGCACAATCTCTTTCCGGTCACGCCCTGCGCCAACTGCATCAACATGATGTAATTCTGCTTTCTTACCGCATAGAGCACACTTTTTATTAGCAAGGCAAGAATACAAATACCGCGCAATATCCGGTGAGCGGTCAAGCAAACTATCTTCTGTGGGTATATCCTGCTCAATACAAAATTCAATGAGAAAGTTTAAGAATTCGTTTGCTGTTGTCATATCAGCATTAGCAAGAGAAAAGTAGTCACACCCTGTTTTAGCGATAAAATCATATTTCATGAGGGCTTTTATTTCGTCCGGCACGTGACCGCTCCATATGGATATATCTCTCATTGTGGCATAGATTTTCTTTCGCTGATCTGCGCTGATTGACCGCCCATCGTCAAGCCTTATTTCACATTCGGTAATACCTTGCTTTATGAGGTAATAATCATCTTGAAGCGGGGCGATTATTGTTAAAGCCTTGCCGTCATAGTCTGATATGTAGCCTTTGATATTCACCCCGCGTCACCTCCTATGCTAAAGGGTCTGATTCTTGGGACTGTGGTTCTTCTTGCTTTGGCTGCTCTGGCTGTTCTGGCTGTACCGGTTCGGAAAATTCAACGTTATCCACATATTCATGCTTACCATCGTCATGAATAACCGCCATATCGTTTTCCATGGCACTTTGCAGTTCTGTGGACATAATGCCCCATTTGCTGATTAACTGGCGGAGCATCGTTTTAAAGGCCATTCCGTCAAAGTCTTTATACCAAAAAGAAGAATACTTCCACATTTCTTTTTCTGGAATTTCTCCTGCAAGAATCTTTTTATGTGCTGCAGAACTGTAAGCCTGTGAAAATTGGTTCGCATGTGATTCCATCTTCGCCATTGACCAGTACATAGCCTTTTTGAATCCGTTATTATATTCAAACATGGCATAATAACCAACGGTTTTGGCTTTCTCTCGTTCTTCTTCGTCCTCAACGAGATTTACCTCAATAATTTCTTCCAGCGGGTCAAAGTGGACTAATTCGCCCTCTTTGATAGCTAAGACATTCAACTTTTTATAGTATCCAGAGCGAATAGCAAGCTGAATATATCCCTTGTACCCAAGCTGAAATTGTGCCGAAATGCTTACGATATTACCATCTCTGTCCTTTTTCTTGTAAGGTACAAGGTAATACTGGCCAAGCTGTGGAGACGGTGACAAGTTAAGTGCTTCTCCAAGTAAGGCACTGGAAAGGATTGTACCAGCGTCACATTCCTGCAGAGACGGATTAACCGCAACTGCGCTTGATACTGCCGCGATAAATCTTTGTGCCCTCTTAGAGTCTCCCAGGGTGTTATTGACAAGGTTTTTATATCCGTCGGATTGAATCGCAATGCTGAATTTTGGCTTATCTGCGTTTTTAGCAAGAGTGTTTTTTAGTGCCATTATTCTAAATCCTCCCTTTTAGCCCAATCGTATTTGATTCCGTGAGCTTTGCACAACGCGCCCATTTCATGCCGAAAATCTGCTGTTGTATTTTGGAATGTAACGCTGATAGTTTTGCGCTGCTCCTGCTGAACTGGTGTGCATTGCTCCGGTTCCGGTATATATTGCTGTTGCGGATGTGCGGCCTGTGTAGGCTCTGAATAAGTTGTTTCAATAACTTTTACTGGTTCGGATTTCAAACTTTCTGCGGCTTTTTCTGCGGCTGCTTTACGCTGCAACTCCTCATACTCTTTCAAACGTTTCTGCTGTTCCTCAAAACGCGTCTTTTCAGCCATTGCAGCACTCATGTCAAGCGTAAAAAGATACTTGTCAAGCATCTGTTGTTCGCACTCAACGCCGAAAGCCTTAATGATATTAATGTCATTCTTGGCCTTGAAAATGGTGTCAGCGATCTCTTTTTCAATGTCAGACATTTTATAGCCAGCATTAAGCCACTTGGGATTATAAATCTTTTTCAGCGGCAGCAAGGCAAGCAAGTCGCCCACGTTTTCAAGGAAAAAGTCATTGATCTGTTTTTCTTTGTCAGCCTTTTTCTGCTCCTCAAAATTTTTAAGCTGAGAATCAATGGTATTGATGGGTTCGTCGATCATGCCGATAAGCTCGTTAATTTCCTTTTCAAATTCCGCATATGGGATAAGGCAATCTTTTTTTACTTCAATGCGCTTATCTTCGAGCGCGGTACGTAGTTTATTTAACTTCGCCCTGTCTACTTTTGCGCTCTTTGTGCTGTCCTCAGTGACAACAAGACTTTTGTAATAAACCAACTTTTCAGAAAGTTCAGTTTTGAGCTGTTCCCGATTGAATAAAATTTCTTTTGGTAGCTCCTTTGCAAGATCGGTGGTCATTATTAGCTCCATGGTTTTTCCTCCTAAATTTCCGGCAGGATAAGCGCCGGTTTAATATCGTTTTGTACGCAATTCCAAAAGGTTTTTTCACGCTCTGCAAGCCAGTTTATATCGTCTATAACGTCGGAACGCTCAATAAAATAGTGCCGAATATACACGCTTAATTCACCGCCACGCCATGCTTTGATCTGCGCTTTCAACACTGAAAAATCATATTTGGTTGCTAAAAGTTGGTGAATAAGTTGTATGTAATAATGTTGCGGAACTTTGTCTTTCCATTCATCCCATTGACCGGCGCGCATGATCTCGGTTGTTTTGATTTCAAGAATGCCGTGACGTTCTTTTCCGTCGGTCAAGTCGCCGTCAAGAGTAGCAAAAGCAAATGGGCAATCCAGGTTATTCCGTATCATGCCGAACTGGTCATAGCCAACTTTGTATTGGGGAAAGTCCAAAGCAAACAGCGCACGTAAATGTTTCTCTGCATCGTTGCCATATTGGACATATGGTTTACCGGATATATCAGCCTGCTTGTGACGGCCGGTCTTTTCTTCCCATAACTGAACGTTGTTCTTATATGGTAACATTCCGACGATTGCAGCGGCTTCACTGGCTCCTATGCCATTTATACGTGCTTTGAGCCATTCCTCACGATTGTCTATCATTTTCGCTTTCCCCTATCTCCGATTCATCTATAAACGGGTCTGGCGGTTCCTGCCTGTCAAACTGCCCTTGCGCAAATGCGTAACAGCCCACAACAGTTTCCCTAAGTATTTGATGAAATAGCCCACATGTTTTTGCAACCCCAATTTGTTTGAAATAATAACATTCTTTACAATTTCCAGTTGGTTCAATAACATCACTCATTTTTTTGTCCCACAATCACGAACTGGAACCCATGCTTTTAAGTATTTATCCCACACCATTTTCATTTTGTCATTAACTCCTTTTCAAGTGCGCCAAGGGATAAAAGTAGATTTTTCAGCGCCATTTCTGCGCCATCATCTTTTATGCCAATCCAACCACATTGCGTATCTTTTAACGGTAAATAATCTCTTTCCGGATATAGTCTGCCGTCGATTTCTACGCGTTTAGGCGAATTATCATATCCCCTTTTATATCCTTGACATTCAATTGCTTTTTGGCTATTAAACTGAAACATAATATTTGCATCCGTAGTCTGATTGATTCTAAGCACACATGCCATGCAGTCAAGGATTAATTGGTTTATTTCGTTCATTTCTTTTCCTCCTTAATCATCTGGTTATATAAAACTTTTCCTTGATCTGTGGCTTGCTTTTCTTCTTTGGTTTTGAAATTATATTCCGCTGACATTTCGCCAAGGAAGAAGTTTTTTAAGCTGGCTGACATGTAATGCAAACTTTGAATAAAGTTGATAATGTCTTGCTTTTCATCTTCAATCATTTCAAGCCCTCTGCATACTTTTCCTTCAAATTCCCACAAAAGCAACCAAGCCCATTAAACCGTTTGCAAGTGCCGCCAGAGGAACATTTATCTTTATCTGAGCCGTTACCACCACGCTCACATTCAGAGCATGCAACCCATAAAAGGCCTTTGCTGTCTTTAAAACTTTTCATTTGACAAATCCTCACTTTCGTTTATAATTAGATTGAAATATTTTCTACTGCGCCGCTTTCAGTTTGCAGACTGGATACGGCTTTTTTATGCCATTTCATAGCTGATTGCCTTTTGCCTAATAAGCTGTACCGAATGGTCAACTGCTTGCCGGGTAACTCCAAGTTGCGTTCCAATATCAGATTTTGGAATTCCCAACTTAATCATGTCAAAAACAACCTTTTGCTTTTTGGTAAGAACTTTTTCTATTGCTTCGATTAAAATTACATTCTCTGTGCGCTCTTCTAAGCCTTGTATACGGTCAGGAGTAGATTCGTAGTATGAACTTACATCTGCGGTTCTCGGCTTATCGTCAAGGCTACCAACATGTGCTTGGCGCTTCTTTGCATTTTTAATCGTAAAATAATGGCACACATCAGTTAACATGCATTGATAAGCAATCGTGCTAAATTTGTATTTTGATTGGTCAATGCGGCTAAACCAAATTTTTATTGATCTGCAATATCCAATTGCAACAACGTCGTAAAAGTCCTCTGGAGTAAGATGTTTAGTGCTTAAAAATTGATAGATAAGATTGTGGTTTTCTTCCGCAAACCGCTTTTCTTCTTCTGTGAGCGGCTCATATTTTACTGGTCTCATTTATTTCTCACCACTTTTCTGATTTTTTCATCTGACTGCCGATATGCTGACCACATACCGCGCTCGGCAACCATCATCTTGTGTAGGGTGCAAAAGGCTTCACATGTGGGCTTTAAATGGCTTTGGCAGCGCTCACATTCGGGGTTTAACATCTTGCTTACCCTCCAATCTAATCGCGTTTACAGTTGCGTAGGCTATCAGAATGATTGATGCACAGATACCGGGCAATGATTGTTCACCACATGCCATAATGAATAAGCAAGTGCCGACTAGGGCTAAGATTTCAGATGCGGGTTTCATAGATTAACTTCTCTTGAAATTTCCATCATCATGCGACGAACAATTTTACAATTTTCGGTAATTCTGGATTTGTGCGGGTAAGTTTCATCCCATTTCATCGTGTAATATATTCTTTTTCCAGTCTTATCAGATTCTTTTTGTGCTCTGTCTTGTTCCTTTTCGTAGCGGGTTTGCTTGTTTTGCTCCGCTTCGATTTCATCAAGTAAATAGCGTACAATTTCAAGCTTTTTCATAGTTTTCATTTCCTTTCTGCTTCTCCGCTTCTTCTGCTGCCTTACCAACAATCTCATAAATATTCGGCTCGGTAAGATAGCCAAGAGCGATTAATTGAGTGGTTAAAACTCCGTACATTGCCGATAATCCGTCAATCTCCTGCGCTTTGATTTCGCATACAACTGAATCGCTGGTGTAGTAATACTCGATATTGATTATGGCCTTGTTGCCGGGGATAGGGGCTAAATTGATAACGCTCATGCCATCACCGCCATTGAAAAGACTGAACAAATGCTAAAAGAGTTGCAAAGCACAAATGAATTACAATGTGAGTTGACTTTCCGACGGGCTTTGTATCTTTCCCAATAGCGTAACTAGCCCAACATGTAGCAACCAACAAAATCAAAATTGTTTTCAGCATGGCCAGCCCTCCTTTACCTTTGCAAGTGCATTTGTATAGGTTGATTTGACAATCTCGTTGTCGCTGCCTTTAATCAGAGTTTTGATAATTTCAATTAGTGATGATCTGCGGCTATATTCGGCCTGTGCTTCGATTTCTTCCATGATGGATAACGTGGTTTCTGCTGACTTATGATTGTTCATAAAGACACTCCTAATAATTATTTGGGGTACTTTTTGAACGTCCTACTTAATTTTTTATGTTCTAATTTCTTTGGATTTTGTTGTATGAGTCAATTGCTGAGGTCAAGTCAGTAAAGACTAATTTTGTACTTGAAATTTTATCAACAACAGAAAAATGAACTTCTTTTGTAATAACATTTGTGTGAACATTAAGATTCTTCCCATATCCGTTGCCATAATGTGCCATAAGTTCCCTTGAAACAATCGGGTCTGCTTTAAAAATGTCAATAGCGGTATTCATAATTTTTCTCCTCATAAATTTATTTTGGTTGCCTTTTAAACATCTTTTTTATTTGAGCAATTTGGGGTTGTCATGAACGTCTTTGATTATTTCAATGTTTTCAGATTCTGACATTTCAACAATGCTATAAGCATCTAATACCGTAATGTTTGAATCGTGTTCCCAATAACCTTGGCAGTATTCTCCACCCCAGCAACGGACGATATCATTTGTGAAAATCTTAGTGCCGTTCTTGTCGGTTAAGCCTGTATACTGGCCGACGCTTTCGGGGATAACAATATTTGCAACTTCTTCACGCTCAATTTCTCCGTCATTAATTGGATAGTCAAATCCAAATATTTGATATTGGTCTAAGTCCGGGTCGTGAAAAAGACTTCCATAAACCCATTCTTTTGTATCCGCTCTCTGCCCTCTGAATAAAATTTCTCTCATATTTCTCCTTTCGTTCCGCGCATGAAGTTAAGCAAATTCACCCTTTACCAACTTTTCAAGTGGGATGTGTAGTTTAGTGCTGATTGCCCTTAATTCTCCAAGCGTAAAATCTTCTGGATGATTAAACCTCCGGTATAAAGTAACTTTGTCTTTATACATTGCTCTTGCTAGTTGCTCCATTGAAAACCCTAGCAGCCCCATGCCATACTTGATTGTGGCAATAAGAGCGCGGTTTCCTTTGAATTCTTCTGACTCTTTTAGCTTTGGCATGACTGCCCCTCCCACTCGGTGACGATTTTGTCAGCTTCGGAAAGAATCAATTCAGAGCGGGGCGGGTCTTCTACTCCCCTTACAAAGCGAGAAAAATCGGCCGAAGTAACTTTGATGTTCCTTTCTCTAAGCGCTAAAATAACATCAACGGCATAGAGTTTATGCCCTAATGCGCGAAGCTTTGCGAGCCTTTCAGTAATGTTGTATTGCAATTATTTCACTTCCTCACTGTTTAAAAATTTGTTGATAAAGTATTGTTGACCTTTGCCAGTAACCTTTGTGGTCTTGCTGACCGTCACATGACCGTCTGAATGGTTGATAGTGGTTTCCTTTACCTCAAACAATTTCAAATCCATTGACTTCTGTGTGGGCGCGTTATAATCGGTTCCATATCTGCATATCAGATATCCGTTTGCACGAAGCCATCCGAATAGCCGTTTTTCTCCCAGGTCCACACCATTCTGCTTGATAATCTTTGCGAGTTCTCCGATAAGAATTGATGTTTTCGCCGTTGCCACTGAATCAGCAAATAAAACCTTTGGCTTGTTTTGCTCTACGATAGCGGTCAGGTGATGTATCCTTTGGTCTGCCATCTTCAAAGCTCTTGACATAACTGATTCCGGTGTGTTCCATGCTTCTTCCACTTGAATGAAATAAGTACGTGCCTGTTTGCCTTTTTCGTTGCGCTGAATCATGCTGATCTCTTTTGCCATTGCGACGGTTAATTGGTAATCCTGCGTTTCTTGATGGTTTTGAGGGTGTACAAAATTGTACGGGGTATAATCAATAGATTCAGTAAATCCGTATTCGGTCATGCGTGGAAACCAAAGTCTAAAAGGTGTTTCGACTTCCAGAAATTCATGAAGATTGCGCGCCGAAACCGTTGGCCGGTCTGAATTATAGTTGATTGGTATTAATTCGTTCATATAAATTCCTTTCTTTAAAATAATGATTGCTGTGCTTTTACTGCTTCTAAACGCTCTGTAGCGGCTTTAAAATAGTCCTTGTCTAATTCGCTGCCGATGTAGTCAAAGCCCATCTTGTGACACGCTATTAGGCTTGACGCGCTGCCTACATGGGTATCAAGGATTTTGTCGCCCTGTTTGGCATAGTTCGATAATAGCCACTCATAAAGTTTAACCGGCTTTTGCGTTGGGTGAATTCGGTCGCTTTCTGCGCTCATCCCTATCCACTCTTTTGATGTACTGCTGAAGCTAGCCCACGCATATTCGCACATCGAAAATGATACTTGTTCGCTAATCTGTGGTTTTCTCCAAATGATAAAGCATTTGGTTGGCGGCATGGCGAAATAGTTTGCACCCCATATAATCTGATTTTTGCTTACTCTGAAAAGTTCGTCAAAATAATCTGTAGATGGTGGCTCACAATCCCATTTTACTTTTTTATAATTGCTTGATTTATCCCCTTTTCGCCTGCCCATATTGTTGTTTATTTCGATTCCATATGGCGGGTCAACAATCGCTAGTTCAAAATATTTGTTGGGAAACTCTTTCATCAAGTCCATGCAATCCATGTTATAAAGCTGGTTTAATTCAAGCAACATATCCCTCCTTTGTCATAAATTTGCACAAAAATTATTAACCAATTTGTATGTTGAGTAGAATCTACCTCCTTTCTACTTTTAAACCATTGACTTTATCAAGTTGAAGTGATATTCTAATTGAGTTGAAACAAGAGAATATAACATTTCGCTTTTAAATTGTCATGATTTAAGAGCTGTGTTTTGTGTGTCTTGAATCAGCAACACTTTTTTGTTGTTTGCTATGTCAATATATTACTCCCAATTATTATGAGTGTCAACGAATTTCTCATAAATTTTGGGAGAACTTCTATTTTATACAATAGGTGGTATAACAAAATGGATGATACACTAAATAGGATATCTGAACTTCTTGACAAAAGTGGAATGAAAAAGATTGAGCTTCTTACTCAGCTTGGTTTAAGCCGTTCTGCTTGGAGCGGATGGACTAGCGGAAGAATGGATTCTTATAAAAAGAAGTTGCCGGAGATAGCTTCAATATTTAATGTATCCCTTGACTGGTTATCTGGAAATGAGCAAAAAAATAAGCC